TACTTCACAATTTGGAAATGACCCTATTGCAATGTTAAGAGCTAGAGAATTAGACCTTCAAGCACAAGAGAACAACAGAAAAAAACAAGAAGGTGAAGATAGAATTAACTTAGACCGTATGAAAGCCATGATGAACCAACAAAACGTAGATGAGAAGCTAGATCAGAACGAAGAACTAGCACAATTAAGATCTGACACGTCTATTAAGAAAACAATTTTAACAAGTGAACTTAAAAAGGACAATTAATGATTAATAAAAAAGAAAAAAACACTTTAAAGAAACATAAAAAGCATCATACAACAAAACATATGGCATCAATGAAAAAAGATATGAAAAAAGGCATGACTTTTAATAAATCGCATAATAAAGCTATGCGAAAGGTTGGAAAATAATGGCTTGGTTTGGTTTAGCAAAATTAGCACTATCTGCTGGAAGTAAAATTTACGCAAATAGACAAAAAACTAAGATGGCTATGTCTGATGCACAACTAATGCATGCATCAAAAATGGCCAGTGGTGAGGAAGCTTACCAAGGCAAATTATTAGAGTCTAGACAATCTGACTGGAAGGACGAGGCGGTTTTAATAATCCTCTCAACGCCTATTGCTATTTTAGCTTGGGCAGTCGTATCGGATGACCCTACAGCAATGGACAAAGTAAAATTATTTTTTGAAATGTTCTCAGAATTACCTAAATGGTTTACAAATTTATGGATACTTGTAGTTGCTAGTATTTATGGTATAAAAGGAACACAGATATTTAAAGGAACAAAAAAATAATAACTAGGGAGGATAAAATATGACAAAAGATTGGTTAAAAGGTACAACAGTTACAAAAGAACAAAAAATTACGAAACATGAAAAAGAAAAAGAGATAGAAGCTACAGATGCGCTTTCTTCTCAAACAGTTGAAATAAAAAATGCTAAAAGAATGTTATCGTCTAAATCAAAAAAAGCAACTTGGTACTAAACTAGAAAAGGAAAACAATGCAAAGAACAATGTATAAATCAGGAAGTTTAAAAAAAGTTCCTGCAGGAAGCAAAGGATTAAAAAAACTACCAACTCCCGTTAGAAATAAAATGGGTTTTATGAGTAAAGGTGGCAGAGTTAAAAAAGCAGCTGGCGGCGGATTGTACGCAAACATAAAAGCTAAACAAGATAGAATTAAAGGTGGCTCAGGAGAAACAATGAGAAAAGTTGGAAGCAAAGGTGCTCCAACAGCAGCTAATTTTAAAAGAGCAGCTAAAACAGCAAAAGCATAATGGCTACTGCTGCATGGCAAAGAAAAGAAGGTAAAAACCCTTCTGGTGGATTAAATAAAAAAGGTGTTGCATCTTACAGAGCAGCAAATCCTGGATCAAAGTTAAAAACAGCAGTAACAACAAAACCTTCTAAACTTAAAGCAGGTTCTAAATCAGCAAACAGACGTAAATCTTTTTGTGCTAGAATGAAAGGCATGAAGTCTAAACTAACCTCTGCTAAAACGGCAAGAGACCCAGATAGTAGAATAAACAAGTCTCTTAGAAAATGGAATTGCAATTGAGAAAATCAATACTTGACGCACTCGAAGCTAGATACGAAGCAGAAGTGGCAGCAGCTCACGCTGTAATAAATATTTATTTAGAAAACTCTGTAGGCATTGGAGAACACCCACAACACTTACAAGAAGTAGATAAACAATTAGAAAAGATAGCTCAAGCAGAAGAAAAACTAGATGCTTTAGAATCTTTCTATGAACCTATAGAGGAACAATAATATGAAAGATGGACTACAGATAGTTGCAGCAATGCAAAAAATAATAAAAGATCGACTACAAGCTGTTGGAGATACAATGATAACAGGTGGGGTTGACAACATGGAAAAATATCAATATATGTTGGGTCAAGCAAGATCTTATAATTATTTATTACAGGAAATCTCTAACCTGCTAAACAACAAGGAGCAAAAAGATGAGCAAGGAAACGTTATCGATATCAAAGGAAATTCCAAAACATAACAATGCTTTGGAAGAAAAATACAAAGATATCAAAGAAAAAGAACCATTAAATCCAGAAACAATTAAAAAACAAGAATCCCAGCTACCCGAACCTAGCGGCTGGAGACTTTTAGTTTTACCCTTTACACCAAAAGAAAAAACTAAAGGCGGAGTTATTTTTACTCAAGAATCTTTAGACAAAATACGTATTTCCACTAACTGTGGTTATGTAATTAAGTTAGGACCATTGGCCTATAACGATAAAGAAAAATATCCAACAGGACCATGGTGCAAAAAAGGCGATTGGGTTATTTTTGCACGTTACGCAGGATCAAGATTACCCATTGAAGGCGGAGAAGTTCGTTTATTAAACGATGACGAAGTTTTAGGAACCATAGAAAATCCTGAATCCGTTCTTTATAACATTTAATCATAAGGAGAAACTATGCCAGAAACAGAAAAAACAGAAGAAACAAAAAACGACATAATGGTAGATATAGATACTTCAGGACCTGAAGTAGATGTAATCTTACCAGAAGAAAAAACAAATGAGGTAGAAAATGAAAAACCTATTAATGAAAATATTAAAAAGGTTGTTGAAACAAAATCGGAACCAGAAGCTCCAATTGAAGAACCCATTAAAGAGGAAACAATTCAAGAAAATAAAGAAACTGAAAATAAACAAGAGTTAGAAGAATATAGCGATGGAGTTAAGAAAAGAATTGCTAAACTAACTAAAAAAATGCGTGAAGCAGAAAGACAAAAAGAAGCTGCTATACAATACGCACAAGGAATTAAAGCAGAAGCTGATAAAACTAAAAATAAACTATCTAGCATGGAACCAAATTATATGAGTGCCATGGAGGGTAGAGTTAAATCTGGTTTACAAGCAGCGGTAGCAAAACTTACAACAGCAAGAGAATCTGGAGATATTCCAGCAGAAGTAGAAGCTCAAAAAGATATTGCTAGATTAGGTTTAGAAGAAGCAAGAGTAGATATGATGAAAAGAAAGGCTGTTACTGAAAGTAAACAAAAACCATTAGTACAACCAACTCTTGATCAAGCTATTGCTCCTAAAATTACTGCAAATGATCCTAAAGCAGAGGAGTGGGCAGAAAAAAACGAATGGTTTGGTAAAGACAGTGCCATGACATATACAGCGTTTGATTTGCATAAAAAATTAACAGAGCAAGAAGGATTAGATCCTACTACCGATGAATATTATGTAGAAATAGATAAAAGAATGCGTATTGACTTTCCCCATAAATTTGGTACAACTGAACCAAAGGTTACGACTAAACCTACACAACAAGTCGCTTCGGCGAAGCGTAGTGTAAACCCTAGTCGCAATACTGTGAGACTCACACCGTCACAGGTTACAATCGCTAAAAAATTAGGTGTGCCATTAGAAGAGTATGCGAAACAATTAAAAATCACGGAAGGAGTATAGGCATATGACAAACGAAACAGAAAAAAGAACTTCACGTGCGGGTCAAACTAGAGTTAAAGAAGAACGAAAAAAAGTTTGGACTCCACCATCATCTTTAGATTCACCCCCTGCACCAGACGGGTACAAACATAGATGGATAAGAGCTGAAACAATGGGATTCGATGATACGAAAAACATGTCAGCTAAACTTAGATCAGGATACGAATTAGTGAGAGCTGACGAATACCCTGAAATAGATTATCCAACTTTGACCGAAGGTAAATACAAGGGAATGATCGGAGTTGGCGGCCTTTTGCTGGCAAGGATATCTGACGAGTTAGTTGAATCAAGAAAAGCGTATTTTGCAAAACAAACACAAGACAAAAATGACGCTATCGACAACGACCTCATGAAGGAACAGCATCCTAGTATGCCGATCAATAGTGATCGACAAACTCGTGTAACCTTCGGTGGTACAAAGAAAAGTTAATTTTTTAACGATTCCTGGGTTAATCCCTACCAACGAAATAACAATTAACCCGTTTATGTGTAAAAGCATAAACATAACAAGGAAAATAATATGGCAAATCAAGACGCAGCTTTTGGGTTTAAACCCTCAAGATCTTTAGTCGGTGGTTCTATTCGTAACAACGTTTACAAAATAGCCGCTAACTATGGCACTTCAATCTTCTCTGGTCAAACAGTAGAAGCACAAGCAGCCGGCGGTATTGAAGCAGCAGCAGCAGGAGACACTCAACAATTAGGTGTTTTCGGTGGCGTGCAATATACCGATCCAACATCAGGAAAACCAACATTTAAGCCTTTCTATGCAGCTAGCACAAACGCAGCTGACTTAGAAGCTATTGTATACGATGATCCTCAATTGATCTTCGAAGTACAACATGATGGTACTGGAACAGCAGCGATGAACTTTTCAGCATTTGATTTTACAGGAGTAGCAGGAAGCACTATCTCTGGACAATCAACTCAAGAATTAGATACATCGACTAGTGGTACGGGAGGTGGTTTTAAACAACTATCAATCGTAACAGATCCATCGAATGATGATACAAGTTCAGCAAATGCGAATGCATTCGTAGCATTTAATACTGGTGAACATGTGTTTAAATTAACAACAGCAATATAGCTAGAATAGGAGAATAAAAAAATGGCAATATCAAGAGCACAACTAGCGAGAGAGCTAGAGCCAGGTTTGAATGCACTATTCGGCTTGGAATACAAAAACTACGCAAATGAACACACAGAAATTTTCGATACTGAAAACTCTGACAGAGCTTTTGAAGAAGAAGTAATGTTATCAGGTTTCGGTAATGCGGAAGTAAAAGGTGAAGGCACAGCCGTAAATTACGACGATGCTAAAGAAACGTTTGCAGCTAGATACACACACGAAACGCTTGCTTTAGCGTTCTCAATCACAGAAGAAGCGATTGAAGACAATTTGTATGATAGACTTGCGTCTAGATATACAAAAGCATTAGCTAGATCTATGGCTAATACTAAACAAGTAAAAGCGGCAAATGTGTTAAACAATGCGTTTGACAGTGACTTCACTTTTGGAGATGGAGTAGAACTTTGTTCTGCTGTTCACCCAATCGTTGCAGGAACTTTCAAAAATGAACTATCAACGGCAGCTGATCTTAACGAAACATCGTTAGAGCAAGCTCTTATTGATATCGCATCTATGACTGATGAGAGAGGCTTGAAAATAGCAGCAAGAGGAATGAAATTAATTATTCCTTCTGATCTGCAATTTACAGCTGAAAGATTGATGAAATCTACTCAAAGAGTCGGAACAGCAGATAATGACATTAACGCAGTAGTTTCTATGGGAATGATTCCACAGGGCTATGCAGTTAATCATTACCTAACTGACACAGATGCGTTTTTCATTAAAACAGATGTACCTAACGGTTTAAAACACTTTGTTAGATCACCTGTTAAAACTACAATGGAAGGCGATTTTGAATCTGGAAACGTAAGATACAAAGCTAGAGAGAGATACTCATTTGGAGCATCTGACCCTAGAGGTATCTTCGGATCACCAGGCGCAGCGTAATCATTAATTTTATGTGGCGGTCTAAAAACCGCCACATTTAAAACATACAGAAATAAAACTCATGAAAAAATTCTTAATTAAAATTACTGCCTACGGTTACATAACCGATTTTACAATTATGGCAGAAGACAATTCTAATAGTATCGAAAATGCAATCCTTGACAAGCTAGGAAAAAATGATATTAATTGGGAGAAGTCAGGCTTTTATAGTTTGACAAAAAAATGGTTAACCTTTGAGGAGATTAACGATGACAAACTTACAAGACCTATACAAACAGAAAAGGTCTCTGGAGTTGAGTTGGGAGCAGGAGCATCTTAACGAGGGTAGATATACTCTTGATATGGTCAGAATAGATCA